CATCGTCCAGCTTCTGGAGTCCGCCTCCATCGGGGCTTCCACTCCCTCGCCCGCCACCATCACCCTTGCGACCGGCGTTCCCGGCCCGCAGGGGCTTCCTGGACCTCAAGGTCCCGCTGGCCCTACCGGAGACACCGGCCCTCAAGGCGAACCCGGTCCCGCTGGCCCGCAGGGCAATCAAGGCGTCCAAGGCGTGCAAGGCCCCCAAGGCCACCAAGGCATCAAGGGCGACCAAGGCATCGCTGGCCCGACCGGCCCCGCCGGCGCAACAGGAGCCACCGGCCCTCAAGGCCCCGCTGGCCCTCAAGGCCCCCAAGGCATTAAGGGCGACACCGGCCTGACCGGAGCGACCGGCGCCACCGGGCCGCAAGGCCCCATCGGCGCCACCGGGCCTCAAGGCCCTATTGGTCCGACCGGCCCGATTGGCCCTCAGGGCATCCAGGGCATCACCGGCGACAAGTACGCCACGACCTCGACCACCAGCCTTCTGATCGGCAACGGCACCAAGACCCTCACGGTCGCCACCGCGCTGGCCTACACGACCCAGCAGAGCATCGTCATCGCCTACGACAACGCCAACCATATGCATGGCGATGTCATCTCCTACAACGCGGGGACGGGTGCGATGGTCGCCGACATCAAGCACCACACCGGCGCAGGAACCTATGCCGCGTGGACGGTGAACCTTGAAGGAGCTGCGGGCATCGAAGGTCCGCAGGGTCCGATTGGCCCCACCGGAGCGACCGGAGCGACCGGCCCTGCTGGCCCTCAAGGCATTCAAGGCCCCGCTGGCCCTGCTGGCCCCACCGGGGCGACGGGTGCGACGGGTGCGACGGGTGCGACAGGCCCCACCGGAGCGACCGGACCTCAAGGCCCCGCTGGACCCACCGGGGAGACGGGAGCGATTGGCCCTCAAGGCCCGCAGGGCATCCAAGGCCCGCAGGGCGATCAGGGTCCGCAAGGCCCGCAGGGCATCCAAGGCGAACAAGGCATCCAAGGCGAGACCGGCCCTCAAGGCCCGCAGGGCGAACCCGGCGAAGTCGAGGAAGCCCCCATCGACGGCATCCCCTACGTCCGCAAGGATGGCACGTGGGAAGCCCTGAACATCTTCTAAACTATGCCCCTCGACCTCTATTCCAAAGGCACTACCGACACGCTCCTGGCTGGCAAGCTGGACCTCTCTGGCGGCACGATGACCGGCGCCCTGAACCTCTCGGTCTCGGGCATCATCTTCTCGGACGCGACCTACCTGACCACGGCCCCCGCCGGCTCCACGCTCGCCGCCGATCAGTTGACCGCCGGGGTCGTCACCGCAAACCCGACCGCTGGCCCGACCGCCGTCGGCGACGTCCTCCAATTTGATGGCACCGCCCTCATCTGGGGTCCTGGCGGTGGCGGTGGCGGAGCGGCTTGGGGTTCCATCACCGGGACGCTGTCGGCGCAGACCGACCTCCAGACGGCCCTAGACGCCAAGCAAAACGAGCCTACGCTGGTCACCCATTCGGTGATGTCCGATTACTACGTCACCGCAGCCAGCGAAAACGGCGTCGTCTACCTTGACCCTTCCTCTAGTGGAATTGCCACCGTCTACCTCCCCGACGGCGACCCCGGCTACGAATTCGCAAACGGTTCGTCCGTTACCATCATTAACCGATCGGGCAACTTCGGTGGGGTTGCTGTTTCCTGCTACGGCTCCGCCTTCGCGCACGTCATTTACGGAAGCACTTCCGTCGGCGACGGGGTTGCAAAGACCTTCTACAAAATCAACGGAAACGATTGGTTCGGCGCCTAATCCCTATGCTCTACCTCATCGCCATCGTCCTGTCGCTCCTCGCCGGCTTCGTCGGGGGCCTCCTCTTCGCCCGCAAACACGCGGAACGCCTGAAGGCCACCGAGTCCGAAGGCCGCAAGCTCCTCGACGCCCTCAAGGGCAAGTAACCATTTTACGATGCATCGTATTTTGGTCATGACCATGCTGGCCCTCGTGGCCTGCACGCCTGCCCAGGATACGAACGGCACGGGAACGCCTTCCGCCGACATCGGCACCCTCGGGACGCAGCTCGACAAGTCCGACCAGCGGGTCGCCGCCGCCGTGACCGTGGCCCGCGAGAACGCCGACAAGCCTGACGTCGTCAAGGCCGAGACCGGCGTGGCGCTGGCCTACCTCCCCAAGCCCGACGCCCAGACGCTGGACTACGCCCGCAACCGCGTCGCCCGGGCAAACCCTGAGGAATACAAGCGGGCGGAGGAGGCGGGGCGGAAACTCCTCGCCGTCATCGACGCCAACTTCGCCAAGGCCGAGCAGGACGCCCAGAAGAACAAGGCCGCCCTGGACAACGCCAACAAGCAGATCACCTCCCTCAAGGCCGACCTAGCCCAAGCCAAGAAGGACATCGTCACCTACGTCTGCGCCGGCATCGGCGGCCTTCTCGCCATCGGGGCGGTCGCCCTCCTGTGGTTCCGCCAGATCGTCGGGGCGGTCGCTTGCGCCATCGGGGCCGGGTCGCTGCTTTCCTTCCCCTCCCTCGTCGATACCCCTTGGTTCCTGCCCTCTGCCGCTGGCCTTGGGGCCGTTTGCGTGCTTGGGGTAGGGGTCTACCTGTTCCACACCTCCAAACCCTGCCAGAAGCCCGCCGAGGCACCCTTTCCCGATGCCGCCCCGCCCTCCCAAGGTAAAGGTGACGTTTGACGAATTAGGGGACAATCCCCCGAACGGTCGAAACTCCACCAACTTCGGGGAGGCCAACAAGCCGACCGGGGAGGTGGTCATCGACCCTCGCCAGCCCGAGTCCGAGCTCTTGGACACCGCCGTCCACGAGGCCCTTCATGTGGCCTGTCCATTCATGGGGGAGGCTAAGGTCGCCAAGACCGCCACCCTAATCGCGGAGACCCTCTGGAAGATGGGGTATCGCCGCCGATGAGCGCCGCCCCCGCGTCGATGGGTCCCGAGGACATCCCTCAGGAGGCGAAACAGGCGGGCGTCGCCGGCCTCCTCGGGATGATGGGGATGGCGGTGAAGATTATCCTCACGGACGAGAAGCTGAAGGTCGGCAGGGTCATCGCCCACCTGACCGCCGCAATGACGGTCGCCATTTTGTCGGGGTTCGCCCTGGACGAATACATCGCCAACAAGAAGATGCTCTGGGCGTTGAATGGCCTGTCGGGCTATTGCGCCTTGCAGATCATCGCGTGGGCCGAAGGCATGGTGAAGGCTCGCCTCTCCGGGGAATTGAACAAGGCCCAGCGGGCCGCCGGCATCAAACCCTCAACCCCCTCCAAGCCCAATGGCAAACGAGCAGCCAAGCGGAAGCGCTGACACCAACCTCCTCTGGGCCGTGACCATCCTGACGCTGGCGGCTGGGATGTCGGCCTTGGGGTCGGCGTGGATTTGCGAGTCCGTCCTCGCGGCTTTCGGGTCCTCGCAGACGATGGCCCTCATCATAGTCGATGGGGGTCGGGAGCTGAAGTCCGACGACGCGAACCTTGAGCGCCAACTGACCACCGCCACGCTGGCCCTCCAGACCGTCCGGGACTTCGGGTGGTGCCTTGGGATGGGGTGCTTGGGGGTGCTTGGGGCGGTGGGGTGGCGGGTCTGGGCTAGGGGTCGGAAGTCCGAGTCCGACTGATTGCAAGGCTGGGGCTGGCTGGTTTAAAGGGGTTTCCAAAAGAACGCCAGGAAGGGGGCCTTTGGAAACTTTCCGAAAAAAGGTGCTTGCGTTATCTAAATCACTCGATGTGTTGGAGGTCGTTCCAAACAACACCACCATGAATACCACGACCCAAAACAACCCGGCCCTCAATCGCATCGTCCTCAAGTCCTTCAAGACTGTCCGCTGGATGAGCGAAGAGACGATCTGCTTCACCGCCACCGTCGTCCTCGACGGCAAGGTCATCGGCACCGCGTCCAACGAAGGCCACGGAGGCAACACCGACGTCCACTACATCAGCGACATCGCCAAGCAGGATGCCGAAGCCTTCGCCAAGTCCATCAGCCCGCTCTCCGTCGCTGGCTGGGAGTTCCTCGCCGACAAGGGCTTCACCTTCGACAACCTCGTCGACATCGCCGTCGAGCGCAAGGATGCCGCCGACCACGCCAAGAAGTCCCTCGCCAGCATCCGTCGCCGCGCCGCCAAAGAATGCTGGATTATCAACGCCGACATGAAGAAGGGCGAGTTCAAGTCCTTCAAGAAGGCCATCGCCAATGGCGCCCCCTTCGCCGCTTGCGCCTCCAAGGCCATCTCGATGGGCTACACCGTCGTCTCCGACCTCTCCGACGACGCCCTCGCCGCCCACTTCGTCGCCTAATCTCAAACCCAACCCAACCGACCCACACCATCATGGCCTCCCCCGAAAAAATCGCCGCTGGCAAAGCCTTCCTCTCTGCGAGGGCCAAGTTCAAAAAGGCTGAAGCCGCTTGGCAAGCCGCCAAGTCCGATGCCATCCGCGTCCTCTCCATCGACGAGCAGAACGCCCTCCTCGCCGCCGTCCTTCGCAAGGAAGAGGCCAAGGAGCGGGCTGAACGTGACGCCCGCAACAAGGCTCGCCTCCGCTCCGTCGGCTTCATTGCCTAACTCCACCCGCCGATCCACATGAAACTCATCCTCGCCCTCCTCGCCGGCCTCGCGCTGGCGGCCTACATCCTGCTCCTCGCGGATGGCCCCAACCTCCTCGAAATCATCGACAACCCCAAATTCTAAGACCCAACATCATGCCCGCCTACATCCGCAAAGCGCATCGGGACGACCCCGTCCGCAACGCCCTCGCAAACTTCTGCGAAAACCTCGACGGTGCCCAATGGCTGCTCGCCGCCGGTTCCAAGGGGTCGGCGAAGGACTGCGTCAACAACGCCGTCTCCGATCTCACCGCCGTCCTGTCGGCCCAAGGCATCCGTGACCTCATCGTCGAGGTCAATGCCCTTGGTCGCATCGAGGCTTTCCTTGACTACAAGGACGACCTCGGCGACATCCGCCTGACCTACACCGCCCGCCAGCCCCTCGACGCCTGACCCCTATGGGAAAGAAACCCACCATCGACCGCCTCCGCTGTCCTGGACGTTGCGACATCGTCCTGCTGCACCCCATCTGCGACTACAAAGCCAACCGCATCGAGGCCATCCTGCCGCAGATCCATGCGCTCAACGAGGCCGGAAAGCCCCAAGCCGACGCCGCCGGTGCCCTTGGCATCTCCTGCGAGACCCTGCGGAATTACGTCCGCACCGCCGCCATCAAGTGGCGCAACATCCAGCCCCGCGTCTCCCGCCCCAAGCACCTCCGCCCCTGATACCATGACCCCCGACCCAAACGCCCACGGCCCGCTGACCAACCCCCGCGTCGCCATCAACATCCTCCTCGGGCAAGCCGCCTACGCCTCCGACCGCGTCATCCAAGGGGATTGGTCGGAACGCTACGCCAACAAGCTTCTCCGCCAGCAATCCGACGAATGCGCCACCGTCCTGCGGAGCCTCGGCTCCCCCGGCCCCATCGCCTACGCCGGCATCTCCGCAGGGGGCCGCGCCCTCGTCCGCTGGGAATACCTTGAAGGCCAGGAGGTCATCAAGGGCACCCAATACGCGAAAGGACTCACCGCATGAGCGATCAGGTCCCGCCCTTGTCCTTCAAGGTCCGCACCCAAGGCGTCTACAACGGAGCCAAGGGTGGTCGGGTCAAGAAGGGCTTCGGCGGGGCCGGCGTCCTTTGGTATGAGGACAAGACCTTCACGGTCGCAGCCACCCAAGACCAATGGCTCCTTGCCTCCGACTCCCACGGCTCTCTCTCTCTCTCTCTAACCAACCCATGAACCCCACCCCCGAAGGCAAGCCCATGCGCTTCCTCTCCGTCTGCTCCGGCATGGAGGCCGCGTCCATCGCGTTTGAACCCCTCGGCTGGAAGGCCGTCGGATTTAGCGAGATTGATAGCTTCGCCGCCGCAGTCTTGGCTACCCGCTTCCCAAACACCCCCAACTATGGCGACCTCACCCAACACACCGACCCCACCAAATGGCCCATTTCAGCTGGAGATGTGGACCTCATCATCGGCGGACCTCCCTGTCAGGCATTCTCAGTTGCCGGTCTCAGGCGCGGACTCGCCGACCCACGGGGCAACCTCACCCTCACCTATCTATCGCTGGTTGACCGATTGCGACCAGAGTGGGTCGTTTATGAAAACGTGCCGGGTCTCCTGTCGGTGGACGGAGGCCGCACCTTCGGAACCTTCCTCCACGCCTTGGGGCAACTCGGGTATGGGTGGGCCTACCGAATCCTGGACGCTCAACACGTCGGAGAGTGTCGGCTGCACCCACACCGACGCGGCTGGTCAGCCGTGCCCCAACGCCGTCGGCGGATCTTTGTCGTCGCTCGCCGAGGTGCTGGAGGCTGGGCCTCTGCCGCCGAGGTTCTATCTCTCCGCGAAGGCGTGCAGCGGCATCTTGCGGCGGGCGGGAAAAAGAGGCAAGGCGTTGCCCCCGATGCTGGAGGCGGCGCTGAAGAGGGTGGCCTCCCAAGAACAGTCGGAACCATCTGTGCCGACAGCCACCCCGGAGCCTACACCGGGCAGGACGCCTACACCGGGCGACTGATTCCGTCTAACGCCCCGACCGAAGAAGGCAACCCAATCGTCATCGACCGGGCCGCCTTCAACCAAGGCGAAAACGCCCAATACGACCCGCACATCGGCGAGGCCGACGTGATGGATACCGTCGTGGCCCGTGGCCCGCACGCCATTGGCGTGCGAGACGCGGGGGCCATCGTTCCCATCCAAGACGGTCGAGACATCGAGAAGCGCCAGAACGGCCTAGGGGTAGGAAAGCCTGGAGACCCAGCCTACACCGTCGACACGACCGGATCACAGGCCGCCGGCATCCCCTTCCGCAAATCCAAGCGGGCGCAGTCGGAGACCGACGACGAGAGCTGGGTCGAGGGCCAGCAGTCGAACACGCTGAACAACTTCGACGTCGGCGATACCCGAACGACCCACGCGGTGGTTGAGCCGCACATCGTCCAAGCCAGCGAGCTCCGTCTGCGCGGTCAAATCAGCGAGCAAAGCACTTGCCCGACCCTGCTCGCCAATACCAAGTCGGGAGACAACGACCCCTTGGCTGTTCACGCCATCTCCTTCCAGCCTGGCAACCTCTGCCGACAGGCCAGAGCGGACCCTTCGACCACCACCTTCCCGACCCTCAAATGCGACGCGGGCGATCAGGCCCCGCACGTCGCACACCCAATTGCCATCCAAGGGACTATTATTGGTCGAAGCGAAAACGCTGGCCCGCAAGGGGTAGGTGCAACTGAAGGCGGCCCAATGTTTACGCTAACCAAAACAGACGTTCATGGCGTTGCGATGCAGCCGATGGCAGTCCGCCGCCTTACCCCGAACGAATGCCTCCGCCTCCAGGGCTTCCCCGACAACCACACGAACATCCCTTGGAAGGGCAAGCCCGAGGGCCAAGCCCCCGACGGCCCGCAATACAAGTGCGCCGGAAACTCCTTCGCCGTCCCGGTCGTGCGCTGGATCGGCACCCGCATCGCCGCCCAGCCATGAGCCGCCACTTCTCCGTCGTCGCCCTGCTCCTGCTTGGCTGCTCCTGCCAAGCCCAGACCGACGCCCGCATCCTGAGCGCCATCGGTCAGGTCGAAGGCGGGGTCCGCCTCCAGCGGGGGGACTCGGGCCGGGCACACGGCCTTTATCAGGTCCACCCCGAAGCCTGGGCCACCGGCAACGCCCAACTGACCAAGGAAGGCCGCAAGACCTACTCCCTGCGGGGCTGGAAGGACCCGACCGCCCAGGACATGGTCGCCGCCGCCCTCCTGCGCTACCTTCGGGGCCGGCTTCAGGCCGACGGCATACCCGACCCCACCCCCGAACAGCTCGCCCTCTGCTGGGGGATGGGCTACGCGGGGGCCAAGTCGGTCGGCTTCTCCGTGGATCAGGCCCCGACCGCAAAAGCCTCCTACGCCCGCCGGGTCGGAAACCTCGCCCGGGCCAAATAGTGATTTTGTTTCGCCTGTGCATCCGACGAGCGGATACATAAGGCGCATGACCCGAATGCTCGTCGCGATTGACCCAGGAGTGAACGGAGGCATCGTGACCTCGCGCCAGCACGCCGAAGCGGAGTCCGCGACCATCGAATGCCACAAGATGCCCGACACGGAATTCGGCGTCTGCAAGCTGCTCGCAGACATCTCGACGCAAGCCCGCGAGGTCGTCGTCTACATGGAGCAGCCGCCCCTGTTCACCGGGAATAAAATCCCCGGGAGCAGCGTGGGCAAGATGATGTGGAACGCAGGAATCCTCTATGGCGCCGCCATTGCGATGGGGATGGAAGTCCACCGCGTCACCCCTCCGACGTGGCAGAAGGCCCATCCCGTCGGCACGAAGAGCGGGATGACGACGACCAAGTGGAAGAACAAACTCAAGGCCCGGGCCGGCGAGCTCTTTCCTCCGTCCTCCGGCGTGACCGTGACCCTCTGGAACGCCGACGCCCTGCTGATCCTCGACGCGGCCCGCCGTGGCGCCATCGCCTGACCCTTTTCCCATGAGCAAGAAACCCGCCCCTGATGTCATGCCCTACAACCCGGAGACCCCGACCACCTCGCGCCAGGACTTCGTCGCCTTCCTGAACACCATCGGCAACGTCGCCGCCGACAAGGTGAACCCAGCCTTCAAGTCCCGCTACGCCTCGCTGCCCGAAATCCTCGACTGCGTGAAGGCCGTCGCCAAGGAATTCAACCTCGCCGTCCACCAGACCCTGTCCTCCTCCGACGGCACCGTCCGCGTCACCACGACCATCCTGCACGCCGACGGCACCGACTTCCCGGGCGGCTCCATCGCCTTCAAGTCCGATGGCCTCGACCCCCAGAAGCTCGCCTCCGCGACGACCTACCTCCGCCGCCTTTGCCTCAAGACCGCCGTGGGCATCGAGACCGACCTCGACGACGATGGCGCCGCCGCGTCCCGCCCCACGGCCCCGAAGGCTGTCCAGGCACCCGCCCCCGCCCCCGCCCGCGTCGACCTCCTTTCCCATCTCTCCGCCGAGGACGCCCTGTCCGCCGTTGGCTACTGCCGCCGCAAGGGCTGGATCACGGAAGCCGAAGGGCTGACCGACCTCCCGCCCGCCAAGGTCGCCGCCATCCACGAACAATTCCCGGCCTTCCTCGCCGCCATCCGCAAATGAGACCCAAGCCCCCGAAACGCCTCGCCTACGGAGCCGCCAAGGTGTTCGCCTACGACGGCGCCATGTCCGGTCAGACCGCCAGGGAGGTCGCCAACCGCCACGGCCTGAACGTCAATTCGCTCTACCATGCCGCCCGCCAGATCGGCGTGAAGTTCAAGCCCGACCCCAATTTCCGCAAATTCTTCCCGCAGAATGCGAAAACCCCCGCTTGAGATGGTCGCCTACACGGCGAAGATGCCTCCCTCCTGCCATGCCCTGTTCGTCGTGACCGACGGCAAGGTCAACAACCCCGAATTCGTCGTCTGGCGCAAGGACGACTTCAACGAGGAGCTCTGGAAGTGGAAGCGAAAGGGGGTCCGCGTCGCCGGGCGCGAGGTCGAATTCTGGGCGAAGCATGGCCCCGAGTATTCCATCATCAACATCCACGCCGTATGAGCAACCCCCACGAAGTCCACATCGAGGCCATCAAGAACGCCCTCACCGACATCGAATTCTACGTCGACACCGAGATGGTCGGCGAGGATGCCCGCCACGTCTGCGAGGATGTGAAGGGTGCCCTCCGCCAGATCGTCAGGCTTCCGGCTCCGATGCAGTCCGACCATCTCCGCCCGCTGGCTGACCGCATCGCCGCCATCCGCTGCCAACTGAACATCCTGACCAACAACCTCAACCTATGCCTGTCGGCGATGGACGACGCGGAGACCCACCTCGCCGCCATCGAGTCGTCCCTGGACACCGCCGAGGAGGACGACCTATGATGTATCGCATAGTCAGCCTATCGCCCCATCAGGCCGCCAACCTCGCCAAATGCGCCGAGGCCGCCCAACTAGCCATCCAAGCCGACCTCGACCGCCGGGCCAAGCTCAAGGCCGAAGAGGATGAGCTAGTCCGCCAGACGATGGCTGAATGGATGTGCCACCTCAAATTCCTCCCCCCGAAGAACAAGCCCCCCAAGACCTCCTTTTATTCCGAATGAAACTCCCGACCAACCTCCCCGCCGGCATCTCCCGCGCCACCTATGACGCGATGCCCGGCCTCAATCAGTCCAAGGCCCGCGCCCTCCTCGACAGCCCCGCCAAATTCCGCTGGGAATGCGACAACCCCAAGGACCCCACCCCCGACATGATCGCCGGCACCGTGGCCCATGTCCTCGTCCTGGAGCCTGACTCCTTCAACGACCGCTTCGTCGTCGTCCCGCCCGACGCCCCCGACAAGCCCACCTCCCGCCAAATCAACGCCAAGAAGCCTTCCGAGGACACCCTCAAGGCCATCGAATGGTGGACCAAGTTCCGCGAGCGTTGCGCCGGGAAGGACGTCCTGACCGCCTCCATCTACGAGGACGCCCGGGCCTACGCCGACGGCATCATCCGCACGATGAAGGACCACGGCATCAAGCCCGTCGCCGTCGAGGTCGCCCTGACCGCCGAATACCACGGCGTCCTGCTCAAGGGGTCGCTGGACATCATCGGCGAGGACGGTTTCATCTACGACGCCAAGACAACCAAGGACAAGGCCACCCGCGAGGGCTTCGGCAAGACCGTCGACAAGTCCAAGGAGCTGAAACTCCAAGCCGCTTGGTATCGCTACCTGTTCAGCAAGGCCACCGGCGTCTACCCCGAGGGCTTCCGCTGGATCGCGCAGGAGAAGGAGCCGCCCTTCCT